CTCTTTCGCGCGTTATCCCCCATCGCCTCCCTAGGTCCGCGAGTGACGCCCCCTCCCCCCTCTCTATAAGCATTTGCCAATACTTGTCTCTCATCTCTGGGCTGCTGCGTTTATACATATCGTCGAACTCTTCTCTCGTTGGGAATGGAACCAAGACCCACGGCGTTAACCCCGGGTCCGGAACCAATCCCTCCGAGGGAATAGGCACTTGTCCTCCCCCCTCCTTTAAATTCATTTGGAGCCCTTGTGAAATGTGGTTTCTGAAATCCAGCACTCATCCCTGTTAGAGATGGAGGACCGCCAGACTGCATCCTTCGCAGCCTGCTCGGTCTCATACACCCCAAGGACATCCCCCCTATAGGTCAGCACAAACACTCTCATTTCAGTTCCTCCGGAATCTCGATCTCGTCACCCAATTGACTAGCGACATAGCAGCGCATGGCGGCAATCAGGGGTGTTGGGCCGTCAGCAGAAAACCCGGGCCTTTCAGCGGTCCAAGTCGGTAGAAGTGCAATCCCCTCCCGCTCAATGATCGGTCCGCCTTGTGCCCAGTCGGTTGAGTAGTGTTCATCTCCTGTCCCATCTGTATAAACGGAAAGCCACTCATTTATATTGCCTGTATCGCCTTCGCACTTCGCCACCGCCCAATCCAGCGCGGCCCCTTGCAGTTCAGATACTTTCATTTCAGTTCTCCTGCGCGAAGCCGAAGTCCAGCATATAGCAATAGTCCGAGACTCCGGCCTCATATCCGTCTAGATAAAAGTGATAGCAACTGCCCTCATCCTGGCTATACAAGCCTGGATCGTTGCCCTGCGATCGCCCATAAAAGTAACCAAGCGCATAGGCATACATTTCTTTTTGCGTTATCTCAATGCTCATTTGTCCTCTCCCACAATGTTTACTTCGGTCTCTGAATCCATAGACTCCCATTGCATGATCTCGTCCATGTCCTCCCATACCCTGTCAATCGCCCCTCTTTCATCCTCGGCTGAGATGAATACATGGCGCGAGACTTTGGTCGTAATGACTATTTCAAACTGTTTCATTCCGCCAGCCCCTCCACATACACATCCGTGTCGGAATCTTGGGGCTTGATATTCCAAACAAGCCCACTCTTTAATTCTCTCCAGGTCTTGTCCACGGCGTCGTTCTGGTCCAGCGCGTCGATCTCAATCCATCGATACTCCTTGCTGACAATACACACTTCGTATTTCATGGCGTCTCTCCTAAAAATAACATCGCAAAAATGACTAGATAAAACAGAGCAGCCCCCACAAGGACAGAGATGACGCGCCACGCCACCTCTCCCCATGTCGCGTCATGCTCCAGACAAAGTGCCTCAAGGAGTTTTAGCGAAGGCCTCACGCTCGCGCTCCTCTGCCACCATTTGGTCGGCCCTCATCTCTATTTCATGCTCCTCATCCATGGAGTAATGTTCTTCAAGATTGAAAATTTCAATTAGGGCATATGGCAACAGGCGCTTTGCGTCTGTCCATGTTTCGGGCAGGTTGTAACAACAATCATCACCCTCTGTAAACATCCCAACAAAATTGCACCCGGGCTCGTAGTAATACGCTTGGACTTCAAACCCCATCGCCATGAGTTTTTCATAGGCTGCGACTGGCGGCGACCATGCGCTCTCAAATGAGGCGATCAATGCTCCGTCCTCCTCAAAAATCTGGGCATCCCCCCCTCCTATATCCCACTTCGTCCCCCACTCATCGACGCAATAGTCATACCAGTTTGCATAGCCGAAATACTTCCGGTTAAGCGCCTGTGTGAACTCGTGAAGTTCGCGCTCATACCCTTGTGGGACCGAGCCCGCGATCGTGTCTTTCAACGCCTGCGGGACCGGGATAAACTCGTCGAGCGCTCGCCCCTCTTTGAATGCTGCTTCAAATCGCGCCATCATCGCGGGGTCGGGATGGCAAATCTTTAATTCATTGTTGCACCAGTTCGGCATTTTTACTCTCCTCAAAATTGAATGGATAAAATCACGGACAACAACACCACCAAGAGACCGACTTGCAATCGGTTCCAATTTCTTTGCAGCCAGCGCCTACGCATCTCCCCCCTCCTCTAGCGGCATGATGGGCGCACGACGCGCACGCTCATAGACCCATTGAAAATAATTTTCGTAAGGGACATTCGACCTCAACCCCTCCCCCGTGGTAAGCGCAACATGGGGCGGGATGAGTGCCGAATCTCTCACTAGATACAGGCGTCCCGGTCGTCCGGGTTCGCTCGGTCTATGGTAGAGATAGAGCGGCTCGACAACACCATTGCTGGTTAGCATCCGCATGAGCGCGCGCCCCTGCTCCGCGCATTCCGTAACTGCCTGTGTGTAGTAATCCATCATCCCCCCCCTATAGTCTCGGTAAAATTGCATAGTCCGGGTGCGTGGTCCAGAGTGCCCCGCCGTCGTTCCCCTCTTCGTCTGCCATTGCACAAACCTGCGTGCCATCGTCTAGGTGAATCACCAGCCCTCGGTGCGTCCAATAGTTCGCATCCCGATCGTCTGGGCTCATGTATTCCACCCTTACAATGGTGCGTCCAAGCAGCACGCGCGCGGCTGCATCCGTCCAAAAACACTTCTGCTCGATCATGCTTCCCCCCTGAGTATCCTCATAATGCGCGGACGATTCGTGTAGTTTGCACATCTCATCCCCCCGGCTGGAATCCAGTCTGGCGCGTCTAGTGTTGGTATCTCATCGGACCAAACCAATAGCGGCTCACTTGGTCCGAGCGCAGAGCGCCAAGTGTCTTGCTCTGTAAATCCCTCTCTCATTAACGCGATCATGCTTCCCCCCTCTTTGCGATTCGATTGAATGCGCGCCAATACTCCAGCGCGCGCTGGTAAGTGTCGCAGCGCACTCGGTCGTAGACTTCCGAACCCCGGTAAACTGTGACCACATAAAGCCCGGACGGAACCACGCGCTCCATGCTCGCGCTCCCGTTCTCGTAGATGTTCAGGCGCGGTCTCATGCCCACGCCCTCATTGATCTAATCGGCGTGCGCTCTTGGTAGACTTCCACAAAATCGACTGGCTCCCCCCGGTCTTTCTTGGCGCGGACGAACAGCGCAGCGTCGCAGTCTTCTTCTAGGTAGACGCGCGCCCCGTCTGTGTATGAGTAGCCCGAAACTTTGGGACCAATCCCTAGCCTGTCGATCTCCTCCCGGGTGACTTCAATCCAGCCATGCCCGGGGTCTGTGATGTATCGATACATAATCGGCTCCCTTAGCATGACCGGATGAGGTATTCGTGCCCGTCGAAATAGATCGACGCGTAATCCGTCTCTAATTCTTGTGCTGCGGCCTCATAATCAATCGTCATGTGACGAAAGGGCCATTCTCCTGATTGCCACTCCTTGGGCATGGTGTAGCAGTCGTGAATGGTCTCGGCGGTGAAGTCCACCCAATAGCGACGATGCACCAGAGTCTCCCCGTGCCGCCAGTCTGTGCTTTCTTGCTCTCCCTGCTCGGCTAGTGCTTTGAGGGTTTCTAGTTCTGCCGCCTCTTCGGTCTCTAGCCGATCCGCAGACTCAAGCTCATCAATCCGATCGATGATGTCGCGCGAATCGATCACTTCCTGCCCTGCTTCGATCTTGCTCATGGTTTTCTCCTTGGTTGGTTGCCTGAGACCTGCTCGCGCAGGTTTCGCCCATTGAGGGCTCATCAGTCAGGCTGCGCGGCGGCGCTCGGCGCGGATATACTCCAGGGCGATATCATCCCAATGGTCGGCGCCAGACTCTGCGCTGAGAGCCCACTCAACGGCGGTCTCGTCTTCTTCGTCATACACGGCGATGACTTCGTAGTAGGTCCCAAAATCGTGCGAGAATGACTTCACTTTGAAATAGCCATTGTCGGGTTCAGGATAGAGCCGGCGAAGTTGCTCCATGTAGGCGCGGCATTCAATGCGGGCTTGCGCGTGATAGTCGGGGTGACCGACTTGGGCGCAGGGTTCCTCGACGGGTGTTGAGCCGATGCAAAGAAATTCTTTTAATAGCATGGTGATCTCCAATGGTTTAGGGTGACTGCAATTCGCATTCTCCGAGCCTGTGCTTGCTTGTCAAGCGGTTAGCGCCATCTTTTTTATTTTCTCCTTATTTATCAACGAGATAAAATAATTTTAGCCTGGCTCTGTGGGGCTGCTTGTCGGGTCCTGAGCGCGTGCGATAGACTCCCATGGATTCCTCATTTATACCCGGGTGGAAAACATGAAGCTGACGAGAAAGGAGACGCGCGAAGCGCTCCAGGCTGTGCCAATCGAACAGGTATTGCTCGGTAGTGTAGGGGCNNAGGCTATCGCTATGGGGGAGACGAAAGCGGGAGCCTATCGGAGGGCATACAACAGCAAGGGAAAGCCAGAGACCCAGAGCCGAAGGGGTCAGGAACTAGCCAAGCGCGGCGCGGTGCAGGCACAGGTCGATGCTTTCAGGGCGGCGATTGAGGCGCAGAAATACGCAACGCCTACGCACCTACGGGCTCTGGTCATAGAGCAGCTAACACGGCACGCGCTGGACGAGAGCTTCCCACCGGCGCAGCGGGTGAAGGCCTTGGAGTTGCTAGGGCGCATAACAGAGGTGGCTGCATTCACCGAACGGCGGGAGGTGGTCCATGTTCACGACGCCGAGACTGCGCGTGAGAGACTCATGCAATCACTACGGCTCGCCGTCCAGGCTAGCGCCGTCGATGTCATCGACACAAGCGCGGACGATCTACTGGCAGAGATAGCAGGCGCGCGAGAGCATGACAACGAGAGCACAGACGCACACGCGCACGCGCACACAGACGCGCAGGCGGGGGAGGGGCTCGAAAACGCGCCGGATGCAGACCCACCGGCGGGGGAGGGGCTTGACGCTGCGATCGCTCCGCCCACCCCCTTGCATAGTATTCCCCACCCTCAATCACCTCAAAATAGCGAACCCACCCCCCATCTAAATGGGTCCCCTAACACACCAGAGGGGGGTGCAAATTCCTTATAAATCAATGACTTCCGTACTATAACAGCTGTTATAGTACGTAAGTGTATGATTTTTAAGGGAATGGCTTAAAGGATCGTATATGACTGATGCACAAAGAGAAATTTTAGTGATCATAGATGAGTGGTGGAAGAGGTTTGGGTATGGTCCATCTATAGATGACATCATGAGTATTAATGGAGAGAAGGGCCGTGGGAATGTCTGTAGAAAGATCAATGCTTTGGTGCGGCTGGGCTTTTTGGTGAAAGTCAAAGGACGGGCGCGTTCTGTGCGGCCCAAGGGCATGAGGGTGAATAAGATTGAAAATTCTTGAGCTGATAGACAAGTTGCCTGAGGGTGAGAGGGCTGAGCTTTTGGTTATGGCTCAGCAGTATCAGGATGCTGTTGAGAGGGAGAGGAGCCAGAAGGACTTCATGGGGTTTGTGAAGACGATGTGGCCAGGTTTTATTAATGGAAGACATCACCGGGTGATGGCCAAGAAGTTTGAGGAGATTGCTTCTGGGAAGTTAAAGAGGCTGATCATTAACATGCCTCCTCGGCACACGAAGTCTGAGTTTGCGAGTTATATGTTGCCGGCTTGGTTTTTGGGTAAGTATCCTGGAAAGAAGATCATTCAGTGTTCTAACACGGCGGAGTTGGCCGTGGGTTTCGGACGTAAGGTCAGGAACTTGGTGGACAGTGAGGCGTATACCAAGATCTTTCCAAATGTGAGCCTGAGGCATGACTCTAAAGCGGCTGGACGTTGGTCTACGAATATGAATGGCGAGTACTTCGCTATCGGCGTCGGTGGTACGGTGACGGGTAAGGGTGCTGATCTACTGATTATTGACGATCCGCACTCGGAACAGGAGGCTGCTTTAGCGGCGAATGATCCTGGGATCTATGACAAGGTGTATGAGTGGTACTCATCGGGTCCGAGACAGCGACTTCAGCCTGGCGGGGCGATTGTGATTGTGATGACCCGCTGGGGAAAGAGGGATCTGACCGGCCAGGTTTTAAAGGCGGAGATGCAAAGAGGAGGAGAGGCTTGGGATGTGATTGAATTCCCGGCGATTTTGCCTTCTGGAAACCCATTATGGCCAGAATTTTGGTCTTATGACGAGTTAGCGGCTCTAAAAGAGGAACTGCCGAACCAAAAATGGCAGGCCCAGTACCAACAAAACCCGATTTCTGAAGAATCTGCGATTGTAAAGAGGGAGTGGTGGCAGATTTGGGAGGACGATGATCCACCGTATTGTGACTTTACCCTCATGGCTTGGGATACGGCGTTTGAAAAAAATAACCGGGCGGACTATTCAGCGTGCACTTTATGGGGAGTCTTTGGAAAGCCGGACGAAAAGGGGGAGGAGCAGCAAAACATTATACTTCTCAATGCTTTTCGTGCGCGGCTGGAGTTCCCTGAGCTAAAAAAACGAGTTATGGAAGAGTATCGGGAGTGGTCACCGGACTCAATGGTGATTGAGAAGAAGGCTTCTGGAGCGCCGTTGATTTATGAACTAAGAGCGATGGGGATTCCGGTGCAGGAATTTACGCCGGTGAGGGGAAATGACAAGATTACCCGTTTAAATGCTGTGTCAGATTTGTTTGCCTCTGGTAGAGTGTGGGCACCAGCGACTCGGTGGGCAGAAGAAGTGATTGATGAAGTTGCGAGCTTTCCGTCTGGAGAGCATGATGACTATGTGGATACGGTCTCATTGGCTTTAATGAGGTTCCGTAAAGGGGGTTTTGTGAAGACCGCCCTTGACGAAGAAGATGAGCCCAGATATTTCCGTCGCAAAAAAGCTTATTACTAAGGATTAGACATGGCTATTGAGAAAGCTCTGTATCAGGCGCCCGAGGGTATTACTGAAGACATGATGGAGCCTGCGATTGAGATTGAGATCGAGGACCCTGAGTCGGTAACACTTGGCATCGGTGGGATGGAGATTGTTATTGACCCAGATGCGCAGTCGGATGAGGAGTTTAACGAGAACCTTGCCGAGAAGATTGACGAGGATGAGCTGGTTGGTCTGGCGACTGACCTGATCGGTGACTATGACGACGACATCTCTTCCCGTAAAGACTGGGTACAGACTTACGTTGATGGCCTAGAGCTGTTGGGTCTGAAGATCGAAGAGCGGACTGAACCCTGGCCGGGGGCTTGTGGTGTGTATCACCCGCTGCTGACTGAGGCGTTGGTGAAGTTCCAGTCTGAAACAATTATTGAGACATTCCCTGCTCAGGGGCCCGTGCGTGTAAAGATCCTTGGCGAAGAGACTATTGAGAAGATCGACGCGGCTCAACGAGTCAAGGACGACATGAACTTCCAGCTGACGGAGGTCATGACTGAGTACCGGCCTGAGCACGAGCGGATGCTCTGGGGTCTAGGACTTTCGGGTAATGCGTTCAAGAAGGTGTACTTTGATCCGTCTCTTGGCCGGCAGGTGTCTTTGTTTGTGCCAGCAGAAGACATAGTTGTGCCTTATGGCGCGTCAGATCTTGAGTCCTCTCCACGAGTAACTCATGTAATGC